TTTACCAACACCTGCGCCGCCGTAGATTGTGAATAACTTGAATTTGTCTACTGGTTTTGAAATGCTTGTAAGTGGTGACATAGTTGATTCTCCTTTCAGCTCCTAGCCAATTTGCTAGTGGCTGTATTATAGCGAATTTTTAGCATAAATCTACATTTATTTACATGGCGTGTAAATTATTTTGCATGACGCGGCAAAATACTATATTATGCGCCTACTTTTAAACCCAATAGGAAAAATAAAAATGATGACATTAGAGCAGGTTCAACAGAGTTTGAAACCCATGAATTTACGAGCGGTATCGCATGACACTGGCATTAAATACTCGATTTTATGGCGTACCGTAAATCAAAAAACCCGCGTTGCATACGAAGTAGTTAAAAAACTTTCAGATTATTTGGAGCAGTTATGATTGCTGAACTATTTGACGCAATGCTTGATAACGGTTACACACCACCTTCTTTTTTAAATCCAACAGGGGAGGTGACACGCTTTAACGTCGGCACTGGCAAGCAAAACAAAGATGGCTGGATAACGGTATTTTTAGACGGTAAAGGCGCTGTTTTTGGCGATTGGAAAACAGGAAATAAATACACATGGTTTGAATCCAGTGTTGTACAAGAAAACACCGAAACCGTAGCGGAACGGAACGCTGCCATGCAACGTGCTGTTGATGAACGCGAACGCCGATACAGAAATTCAGCCATTGAAGCGCAATCAATCTATGACAATGCTATTAGCTGTGATAACCACGCATACTTGAGCAAGAAGGCGATCACGGCTTGCGACCGTTTGCGTATTGCAACTGACGGGCGGTTGATTGTGCCTGTATTTGATAAAAACGAAACACTGCAATCAATCCAATACATCGACAATGACGGAAACAAACGCTTTTTAACCGACGGGCGCATGAAAGGTGGGTGTTTTGTCATTGGTGAACTGGATCGCGGTAAAAAAGCGTTAATGGTCGAAGGTTTAGCGACTGGTTTAACAGTGCATGATGCAACAGGGATTCCTGTCATTGTGGCGTTCAACGCTGGCAACCTCAAAACGGTACACGATAATTTTAAAAGCGATGTCACGATTACGATTTGTGCCGACAACGACCAGCATGGAAAGGGTGAAAAATCCGCCATTGAATGCGGCTGTGATTATGTCATTCCGCCACAGTTAGGCGATTTCAACGATGTAGGCGTGGATAAAACCCGCGAATTATTGAAACACTTGATACCAAAACAAGATGTTAAAAAACCATTCCTTGTAACCATTGAGCAACTACTCACAGACATTAAACCCATTGATTGGTTAATGAAAGGTATTATGGAGCGCGGGTCAATTGGTATTATGTTCGGTGAGAGTGGCGCAGGAAAATCACTCTTTGCGCTTGACTGGGTCTGTTGCCTTGCGAATGGCACGGATTGGCATGGCTTCAAAGTACGCGAACCCAAAAAAGTGGTTTATGTATGCGGTGAAGGTGGGCGCGGTATTGCGTCGCGGGTTCAAGCAATCAAACAAAAATACAACACCCGAATCAAAAACAACGCCTATTTCTCAACCAAAAGCGTTGACCTATTAAGCGCAAAGTCTGTTAAACAAATCACGGACGCAGTAACTAACTTTGATATTGTGCCTGACATTTTAGTTTTCGATACGCTTCATAAATCCATGACGGGCGATGAAAACTCCAGTAAAGACATTGCGGTTTTATTCGCCGCTATTGCAGAATTGCAAGATTTATACGGATGCGCCGTGCTAATTGTTCACCATAGCGGATTAGCAGACAAAATGCGTCAACGCGGTTCATCATCCATAAAAGCGGGGGTTGACTTCGAGTATTGCATCACTAAAAACAATGATTTCGAGTTGTCTATTTCCTGCACCAAAATGAAAGATTGCAAAAAGATGCAGCCCATGAAGTTTGTCATCACGCCAACACCGCTTGAAGGTGAGCAATGGATTGATGAAGATGATGAAGTGGCTACGTCGGTTTATTTGACTTATGACGGAATTGATACAGAAAAAAGCACAAAGCTATCAGCACGCGACGAAGCAGCCTTAAACGCGCTTAAAATGGCATTAAATGAAGGCGGCAGCATTAACACCAACGACAAACTTGTTGTAGGCAATGAAAATGTCAATATGGTTCGAGTTGAAGTATTTAGAACGTATTTTGATGGAACTTGCAAAGGCAAAAACAAGCGTCGAGATTTCGATTTATCGCTCGATGTACTGAAAAAGCGAAAATATATTGGATTTGAGAACAACTGGGCTTGGGTAATCGAAGAATAAAACAACTAAACCGCTGTAACAGGCGGTTTTTTATTAACTTTTTTTTATTTTCTTACAATCATACATTCTTACATTTTGTACAAATGTAAGAAATGTACGCGAGTGAATTACATACATACAATACATTTACCTTTAGGTAATGTATGTTGTGTATCACCTGTTTTTTTAACTCTGTTTTTAGGTTATTATTCAGCCTCCTTTTTTGGAGAATAAAATGGCACTTTCAGAAGTAGCGGGTTTATTACAAGACCCAAACATTCAAAATATGATTAAATCTTATACAGGCGGCGATGACATGGCGAAAGATATGGGTTTAGGTGGTTTAGGTGCTGGCTTGATTGGTGGGTTCTTATCACGGGCATTATTACCTGGCGCGGGTTTGGGTGCTGATGCAGTGAATCACGGAGCAACCACAAATGAAGTGCAATCAATGATTAACAGCAATCAAGCCAACAATAACGCAATGTTGTTGTTAAAGGATATTCAAGACAGTACGGCTGAGGTTATTTCGTCAAACACAGCGGGTCAGATTGCGGGCTTACAAGGTCAAGGCGATATTAGACAGGCTGTCGCAGACAGTGTAACGTCTAACTTCCAACAGCACGCGGCTATCACAGCGGGTGTAACGGCTGGCAATGCGGCGATTATTGCGGATTTGGGTAATGTCAAAGCTGATATTGCTCACGTTGCAGCCGCATCTGCATTGGCAACGGCTGATGCTAAATATCAAACGCTGGCGGCGATTGTTGCAAGCGAAAACGCTATCCGCACAGATATTCGTGATTTAAAAGACACTATCCCGAATGCGCGTGAGCTTGATTTACAGCGTCAGTTAGGCGTAGCACAGGCTGATTTACGTCATGGCGACACAAGACGACACATTGAGAGCGGAAACGTTACTGTGACGCAAAACGTTAATCAAAATAACTTACAGTCAACGCAGCAACAACAGATTGCTGGTTTAATTTCGGCGGTTAATGGATTGGCGAATCATCAACAGTCGATGGCAACCGCTATCAATGTCGGCGGCTATCAACGCGCCAATCAAACACCTACAAACATCAATCAATGACTGGGTAAAAACAATGACACACGAACAACAACTCGCAGACGTTCAAGCAAAGTTAAGATTGTTGCAAGAATCTAAAGAAATGCCCGCTGTCGCGCCAAACTACTTCACAGTTGAACAAGTACAGGCAATGATAGAAGAAAGCGCGTCACGGGGATTTAAAGCGGGTTTTGAGAGTGTGAAAGCGTTTATTCCTGTCACAGAAAAACCAACTACCACGCTTGACTTACTCAATGCCACTTTTAGCAGCGATGAACAGGCGTGGTTTTGCAATCCGTCCGTGTTGGCTAAAATTGATGAATTTCTAGTTTATTACATGGATGATGTTAAAATGGGACAACTCAAAAAAATGTATATGGATTTTAGAGAATTTTATGAAAGCAAAAATTAAACACACAGTCGAAGTTGATAGCGGCGATATTGCATTGCTAATGGATGATGTAAAGCAAACCATGGCAATTAGCTATGAATCAGTAGAATCTGAAACAAAAGCGATTGTAGCGGTTGTTAAGGCACATTTAGACGCATTGGCTAATTCAGCCTTTGAATTGGGTAAAAAGATGGCACTTTCAGACAAAAAAGACGACTTAATGTATGAATGAGAAGGAAGTTTTAGACCGCAGGATGCCAGTCCCGAAAGAATGCCTTAAATTGGACACATTCGCTTCAATTAACCAGTCGTTGCAGAAAATAGAAACTAAGCTCGATGATATTAGTGAAGAAATGCGAACGATGGTCAGGCTCGAAGAACGCGTTATCAATCAAAATTCAGAGCTGACGCGATTGAATGCCATCGTGGATTCATTGCGATTAAATAATTCTGAGCTTTCGGCGCGTATGCTTGATCTAAGAAGTAATTTTGAAAGTCAGAAAAAGTCCATTGGCACGTTTGAGCGCATCGTTTGGGCGGCTGCAACAGGCATTGCAATTATCGCGGGAAAATATATGGGCGTTGATTTATGAGTAAGTTATCAGAAAATTTTGACAGTGACGAATTCAAATGCCATTGTTGTGGCAAATTGCCAGAAGGCGGCATGAATCCGAAGTTGATTGAATTGCTGCAAGCGATCCGCGAAAAACTCGGCAAATCAATCACGATCATGTCAGGTTATCGTTGCGAATCACATAATCAAGTTTGTGGTGGAGCAAAACATAGTCAGCACGTTTTGGGTAATGCCGCTGATATTAAAGTCGCAGGCATGGACGCGCATAAAGTACATGAATATATTGCAAGTCACTTTAATCAACGCGCCAAAGGGTTAGGTAAATACAATACATTTACTCATATTGATGTTAGAGATGGTACAAATGCGAAATGGGAATTATAAATGAATTGGCTAAAAAATAGATTATCAGAAACTAGCACTTGGATTGCGTTGTTTGCAGTCGGTGGCGCGTTCTTTGGTTTGGATTTAACAGCAGACCAACAAGCCGCTGTGACGATGTTAGCAGCGGCTATTTTTACGAGTAAAGGGTAGTTTTTCGACACTATAAAAGAAAATGTCACGTCCAGAATTTGAACCAACACAAAAAGACCGCGAACTCGTTGAATCAATGAGTGGATACGGCGTGCCTTTTGAGCAGATAGCCGCTTTAGTTGGTGGCGGAATACATCGAGAAACATTGGCGAAGCATTTTGAAAAAGAGCTTGTTTTAGGCAAAGCCAAAGCCAATTCTAAAATCGGTCAAACATTATTCCAAAAGGCAACGGGCGGCGATACCACGGCGATGATTTGGTGGAGCAAAACTCAAATGGGATGGAAAGAAACCAAAGAGATTGAATTCACGGATAAATCAGCAGAAAAAGTAACTAAAATAGAGGTTGTCGGTGTATAATAACCATGTGCAAATAGGCTTAGCGGCTGAAAGTCGGAATCGTTACCCGATTGTTGCACACTACTTTGTAACGAATAATCCCCTAACGAAAGGATTGCATAAAATGTCACAAAATTACTATGTCTACACTCATTCACTTGCTGGACAACCACCTTTTTACGTTGGCAAAGGCAACGAAAAGAGAATTAAAAAAGTCACCCGTGAATCAAACCCGCATCACGCAAACATCGTTGCAAAGTACGGTAAAGAAAACATCATCGTCAAAACCATGTTATGTCGTTCAGAACAGCACGCGCTTGATTTGGAAGTTCGCATGATTGCAGCGTTGCGTAATAGCGGTGTGAAATTATCCAATATAACCGATGGTGGCGATGGCGTTAGCGGTTTAATACACACAAAAGAATCACGTTTAAAAATGTCAGTGGCTGTAAAAAAATCACACTCAAATCCAGCTACTAAAAAAAGAATGTCGGAATCAGCCAAAAATAGACCTCCAATTTCAAACGAAACAAGATTGAAAATGTCGAACCTATCATCTGGTCGCATCATGTCAAAAGAGGCGCGGCAAAAAATAAGCACAGCAAAAAAAGGAAAATACTATAACGGCGTGATGACCGATAAAACACGAGAAAAACTATCGGAGTCGGTTCGTTCTGCGTGGTCAAATCCTTTACTAATCGAAAAACAAAGAGAAACATCTAGTCTTATTTGGAATGATTTAGAAAAAAAAGAAAAAATGATACTCGCTGTAAAAGAGGCGCATAAAAACCCAGAAATAAAAAAGAAGCATTCTGATAATTTAAAAAAGGCATTGTCAACACCAGAAGCAAGGCTAATAAAATCAGAAGCGGCTAGGCTATCATGGGAAAAAAGAAAGGCTAATAAATGACAACCGCGCAAATTAAATGCCCCAAGAAATTAGCTGATTTATTTACAATCCCACGCGGCAAGGTTAAATATCGGTGTGCTTATGGCGGTCGCGGCAGTGGCAAAAGCCGCACGTTTGCAACAATGGCGGCTCTATATGGTTATCGCGAACCATTAAAAATACTTTGCACCCGTGAATTCCAGTCAAGTATTTTGCATAGTTTTTATGCTGAAATTAAAACCGCTATTGCTGACATTCCATTTTTAGCCGCGCATTATGATGTGGGCGTTAATTACATCAAAGGCGCAAATGGAACAGAATTTATTTTCGCAGGATTACGCAACAACATTAGCACTATCAAGAGTTTAAGTGGTGTTGATATTTGTATTATCGAAGAAGCCGAAACAATACCAGAATATGCTTACAAAGATTTAATCCCAACTATTCGTGCAGAAAATGCGGAGTTTTGGGTTATTTGGAATCCGTGCGACAAAGATAGCCCAACCGACAAACGATTCAGGCAAAACATAGATAGTGATATGGCGGTAGTGAAAATAAATTACACCGACAATATATTTTTCCCAAAAACATTAGAGATTGAACGCCAACGCGACCAACGCAATTTAGATGATTCAGTTTATCGGCATATTTGGGAAGGGGAATATCTTGAAATGTCAGAAGCACAAATCCTAAAAGGCAAGTATGTTGTGGCGGATTTTAAGCCACAAATTGAATGGAATGGATCATATTGGGGTTGCGATTGGGGATTTAGTAACGACCCAACGACACTGGTTAAACTATGGATTTATGAAAATACGCTTTATGTTGAACAAGAGTTGTATCAAGTCGGGGTTGAAATTGACCATTTGCCGAAATTCTTTGATAAAATCGAAGGTAGTCGTAACTATATCATCTATGCCGACAGCGCAAGACCTGAAACAATCAGCTATATGCGCCGTCACGGTTTCAATATCAAAGGCGCAGTAAAAGGCAAAGGTAGCGTTGAAGATGGCATTGCACACTTACGAAGTTTTGATAAAATTGTGATTCATCCGCGCTGTGTTAATTTCGCCGAAGAATGTCGCACATATCAATATAAAACAGACCGATTAAGTGGTGATATACTGCCCATGCCGATAGATGCAAATAACCACATGATTGATGCGGCGCGTTACGCCTTAGAGCCAATTATGATGCGCGGTATCGGGGCTAATATAGCCTACGAAGACGCAAAAACAACACGATGGGAAGAATACGAATATGGCGACTAAACACTTAACAAATATGATGCATGGCGATGATTATACCGTTGAGATTAAATATCCTATTGGTACAAACATTACGGGGTTCAAATTTTACTTAACGCTAAAAGCATCATTCGATGATTTAGACGCGGCGGCTATTTTGCAACATTCACAAGTGGTTGGCGATAACATCTTGGACGATGCGTTGAACGGTGTGTTGTTTTTTAGTGTCCCTGCATCCATTACATCAACAGTCGCCGCTGGTTCTTACTATTATGATTTTCAACAAATCAGCATTGGTGGACAAGTTGAAACGCTTATGCCGCCTATTGATGACCACAAACATAAATTAACAGTTATTCCGCAAGTCACACGAGCGTCATCGTGACGGCGGTACAGGTTTCAAAAGTTAGCACGCTCGTGTCCATTGCGCCCATCCATACATCCGTACAAATTTTAGGCGTGGCGATTAGTGATACGGCGATACAAATACAAATTCAACCACCGATATTTTTAGGATAGATTATGAATAAGTTTTTAACCATTGATGCCACAGGAAAACAGAAATTAGTAGATGTCGGCGTGGCAGTTCTGGGGACAGTTGAACCTGTTGAAGCATTGGCTGAGTTGGCGGTTTAGTGTGGATGAAAAAATAAACAAAGTCGAGCTGACAGAAAGCCAACTCGAAGCCACAACGCAAACGCAATACTTACAGCACGAGTTCCCTGTTCATTTGGCAAATAACCGCCTAACACCACAGCGATTAGCACAAATCTTTCAGCGTGCTGATGAAGGTTGGATACTTGAACAATGTGATTTATTTGCAGATATGGAGGAACGTGACGGGCATATTGCAGCCGAATTAGGCAAGCGTAAACGTGCATTACTAGGCTTAGAATGGGAAATTAAAGAGCCACGCAATGCCACCACGCAAGAAAAAACACTTGCTGAAAACATCCGTGAATTATTTTTAGAGTTTAACGACTTTGAGGATGTGTTGCTTGCCATGTCTAACTCGATTAGTTACGGTTTTAGCTGCCTTGAAATTGAATGGGAGTTTAAAAACAATGTCTGGTTTCCCATGGAATTAGAGCAACGCCCTCACCGCTGGTTTCAGTTGTCGATGTTTGACCGTAATAAAATAAAGTTACGCGATGGCTCAAGTGATGGCGCGGAATTATGGAAAGCAGGTTGGCTAGTTCACAAACAAGGCAGTGGCGATGTTTCACGTCTTGGAATCAATAGATCGTTAGCGTTCCCATATTTGTTCAAGCATTATGCACTCAATGATTTTAACGAGTTTTTAGAAATCTTTGGGTTGCCGCTGATTGTTGGCAAATATCCATTAGGCGCAAGTAAAGAAGACCAAAACGTATTGCGCCGCGCAATTCAATCCATTGGTCATAGTGCTAAGGGCATCATGCCTGAAACCATGATGATTGAGTTTCAAGAAGCATCAAAGGCAAGTGGCGACCCATTTAAACAAATGATTGAATGGTGTGAAAACACAGTATCAAAAATCATTTTGGGCGGTACGCTTACCAGTCAATCAACAGGCGGCACATCAACCAACGCGCTCGGCAACGTCCATAATGAAGTTAGACGCGACTTGCTTATTAGTGATGCAGTTCAAATTGGTTCGTCATTATCGCGTTTAATTGCGTTGATTTGCGAGGTTAATGGATGGCAAGGTCGACCACCACGATTTGTATTTGATACCGTTGATGCAGAGGATTTGGCGTTATTTGCAGATGCCATTCCAAAACTTGCGGCATCGGGAATGGATATTCCTTTGTCGTTCTTACATGGTCGATTAAAAATACCTGCGCCCGTCGATGGTGAGCCTGTTTTAAAAGTACAGCAAGTACAACCAGCAGGTGCAGCCATGACAGCGTTATCTAATACTGTTAATGCACCTAAATTCACACCGCAACAACAAGCCATTGAAGGAATTGCCGATAATTTACTCGATAACGTCAACGCGCCACTGTCGAATGAACAACTACAGTCCGTGATTCGCGCTGCTAAGTCGCCGCAAGATCTTGAAAACAGGCTTGCTGTGCTTATGAATGGCGAAAATATGGCTGATTTTACAGTGGCATTAGAGCGTGCATTGTTCGCGGCTGATGTGTGGGGTTACGCAAATGCCTAGCGTGCCGAATGATTGGGGGCAATTA